GGCTTACGCCCTTATCTAGTCGAGATTACTCGACGAACCAGCATACCGTCGTTAGACGAATATGTTTTTCTAGTTCGATTGTCCAAGGAGGATATTATGCGCCAAGAACCAATTAGTACTTCTTTCGATTCGGTTTCATCCGGCGTCGTTTCCAATCGCTTTTATGCGGATGGATTAGACAATGTGCGTTACCCGATTGAGTTACTTAAACGGACCTTGGTGACTAAAACTCCCTCTTGGACGGTCAACTATAAATCCGCAAAGAAAGCCAAAATTAGGCTTCGCGCATTGTACTACAAACATAAGTGTACTGAATCTTATCCCTCTCGAGGGATGAGTGCCGGTTACTATTATGATTGGAGTTCCAATGCGCAAGCTTATGTTTGGTATCCTGCGTGGAGTAAAGTTGGTTTAGTAGGGATGACCCTACTTCCAGGTACTACTGAATTTGACATTGTCGTCCGCGATCAATTGATTTCTTTAGAGCAACAGGCCGATAAGATGGCTCGGCTTAAGCTTTTGCTTCAAGCAAAAGATAGCAAGGCTAATCTCGTTCAGGCTTATGCCGAAAGTGATCAATTAAAGCGGCTGATCGGCGATTTTGCACACACCTTGGGTGGAGCAATTGTCGATCTTCGACTTGGTCGACTTCGTAGTGCCGGTGCTCGTTTCGGTCTTACTATAAGTAAGCGAAAAGCGACACGCTACTCGAAACTTCACAAGAATGCAAAGTCTGAGGCTAAAATCGATGAGATGTTAGCTCAGGGCGTGCTGTCTATACAGTACGGGATTCGTCCTTTAATTTCTGATGTGATAGGGACCGCTGAGCTTTATGCCCAGAAGGTGGTTGAGGAAGTAGTTAACTTAGTGAAGTCCAAAGGAAACTTTGAGGCTTCGCCTACGGTGACACTGACCGAATCTTCCCGACGTATGGTACAGACGTCGTCTGTGGAATTGCAAGTTACCGTGAGGTATGGTGCAACTTTCGCGAAGGGTAGTGAGACTCGTCACACGTTAGCTCAACTTGGGATTTCTAATCCTTTGTTGATCGCGTGGGAACTTATGCCATGGAGCTTCGTTATCGACTGGCTCTTGCCAGTTGGTAATTGGATATCGTCTCTAGATGCAACCCAAGGGTTGGATTTTGTGGATGGATATCGTAGTGTCAGGATTCGGTCTAACCGATCTGATACTCAGACATGGTCTGACCCTATGGACAAGAACGCAGGCGCTTATGGCGACGGTTTTTGTCGGAGTCAGTATGTTGTGGATAGCTTTGAACGGTCTGTCCTTACAGATTGGCCTTCTTCATCGTTTCCTTCATTCAAAAACCCTGTTAGTTGGGAACATGCATTAAATGCGGTTGCCTTGCTGATTGGGGTCAAGAAAAACATATATCGATGAATTAAGCACTCGTCGTCCTTCCTAGTTTTTCGACTAGGTTTAATCTACTTAAAGGAATCACAATGGCAGCTTTTGCACCAATTGTACTCGCTGACGGTCAGCCGACCCCAGTAAATCATTCATTCTCTCCCGTCAAAATTGACGTACAGGGCGTGGCGTCTCTTGCAGACCGTTCTAACGGTATTGCGATCGGTTTTCCGCAGATTTCTCTTTTGGTTCGTAACTCGTCTAAGACGAGTAAGAACTTTCGAGTGTCCGCGAAAATCGTTGTCCCTACATTGGAAGCAACCTCTCCTTCGACAGCCACTGGCATTCAGCCAGCTCCGACGAAGGCGTACGACTGTCTGGCGACGATTGAATTCGTCTTGCCGGAACGTAGTACTACGCTTGAACGTGAAAACGTTCTTGCGTATGTAAAAAACTTTCTTGCTAACGCGAACGTTACAAACGCCGTCACTAGCTTCGAAGCGATTTACTAATCGTTGTTTCCATTGAGCGAAAGCTCATTTGTTGTAGGTACGTTTATGAGTTTAACCATAAGTCGCAGCTCCGTTAAACGCGCTGCAAGAGAATTTGTCATTGATTCGTCCGAAGACGGTCGAATCGTTGAGCAATTTTTCTCTTCTCTCGACACCCCCAAAAGTCTGGCTGCTTATATGCTTTTTAAGCATAATGAACACGCTCAGCTTTTGGATCTTGACGTTAATCCTTTGGATTATTTAGATAATTCTGCTGATGTTTTTCATCGCGATTATCTAGCTGTCAAATTCCTTTCTAAAAGTAGCTCCTTAAAAACGGGCTATAATACGAAGGATAGAGGGCTTACTAAGTTCTTCCTTATGGAGGAACAGTGTAAGATCACGAATCGTCGATTCAAGTCGTATTCTGAGCTAGAAAACTCAGAGTACGCCACATGGCTTTTTGTCATGAGGCGTAAAATCGATTTGATTCTCGGCGATTTTGATATAGAAAAGCTGTTTCAGCATGCCTCTTGGGGACCTGGTGTAACCACTTTTATAAAAGGTGATGACACTAGTGCAACAAGAAAATTCCAATCTGAGATTGGGATTACTAATGACGCGTACGCCTTATTCGGCTCTTCTATTGGAGTCGCATACCCTAATTGGTTTCGAGAAGAACACGTAAGTGATTCCTCGTTCCAGTTAGTGTCGGGTAATACGATCACCAGCGTACCGAAGAATTCTAAAACCGATCGAATTATTGCTGTTGAACCAGGATTAAACCTGTATTTTCAAAAAGGCATAGGACGATTGATAAAAGAACGGCTTCGGAAACGCGGTGTGGATCTTACTAACCAGTCGATCAACCAGAAGTATAGTTTAGATGGTTCCCTATCAGGGAACCTCGCGACAGTGGACTTTAGCAGTGCTAGCGATACAATCGCTTGGTCTGTTGTTCACAAGTTACTTCCTGATCGCTGGTTTACCGTGATGAACTCATTACGGAGTAAGAGCGGAACTTACGAAGGTAGAGTTATAAACTGGGAAAAGTTCTCCTCTATGGGGAATGGATTCACGTTTGAACTTGAGTCTTTATTGTTTTACGCCGCTGCCCTCGCTACATGCGAGATGCTAGGTATTGACGATGCGACTGTTAGTGTTTATGGCGATGACGTCATTATACCATCTAACGCTTTCGTCTCGTACGGTAAGTTCTGTGAATTTTTAGGGTTCACGGTCAACCATGATAAATCTTTTTATCAAGGTTGGTTCCGTGAGTCTTGTGGTTCACATTATTTCCGTGGTGTTGATGTAAAACCTATCTTCCATAAGGAAGCACTCAAAGATGCGTTCAGCGTTTATAAATTGGCTAACAGTATCAGGCGCCTTAGTCATCGCCGCAATTCTTATTGCGGCTGTGATGTTCGGTTCCTGGGTACTTGGCGCCGTGTTCTTCAGCGGCTTCCTAACGCACTTCGGTGCGTAAGGATTCCAGAAGGCTACGGTGATGGTGGACTCGCTTCAAATTTTGATGAAGCGTGTCCGCCCCGACTAAAAAGCGGCTGGGAAGGCTTTGACGTGATGTCAATTGCCCAACGCAGCGTCTCTCAGACGCAGGATTGCATAGGTCTTCTTAATGAACGACTAACGCAGATCCAGGGGTCGTGGGAACCAATTCCTCGACGATCCCGTAGTGTATCGACACGTGACGTGCCGATAGTAGAGTTGTCAACGCAAGTGTATGGTCAAGAGACCTCACTGCGAGACCGCACAGTAGCTGCTGTAACGCAGTTAGTTGTTCCTTCGTGGTACAACTTTGGCGGCTGGGAGTAATTCCAGCTGTTAGTCCTTTTCCTATTCTGCGAAGAATAGGGAAGGTGGAGGTTCCTAC